TTGCTAGGGGAATTGTTATACTCCTCTACGAAGTTTTTTACATGCTGGAATACCTTCCGTTCAGCCCAGTCTGTGAAATACTCATCCTTCAGGAAGGGTATCACCTTCCTCAGATAGTCCTCGTCCTTCAGTAGTTGATTCAGTATCACTAGTTCCAGTTTCATTATTCGCCGCCATGTTTTCAAGGATATGTTGTAGTACCTTTCCTAGTTCCTCTTCAATTGCATTCTTGCTTTCTTCTAACTTAATATGTTCTGGGAGGAATAACAAGTTATAATCGAAATTGATTTTTCCATTTCCATCCTCGTCCTCACCCATGAATTCAATTTTTCCAAAATTGAAATGTACACCTGTAAATTCTCCCTCGTTCAATTCAATGAAATGGTCAGCATTTGCATCTGGGTAAACAGGGTTCTCAGCTGGGTTTTTTTGAATTACGTAATTAGGCATTGTCGTACTCCTCATTAATCATCTCATCTGTGAACTCTGCCACTAGAGATGTGTTTGAAATGGCATAGTTTTGTTTGATCCAATCCTGGAATGACACTTCCTTCAAGATGGGCATCCAGAACTCCTTCGTGTATGTGTCATTCTGACGATACTTCTTCTCCTCACCCTTCTTCTGATACCAACCATTCTGAGGCTTCACTACATGACCAGATTCCAATGCCACATCCAGAAGCCCAGACCAGGTGCTGATGCCACCCTCGAATGATACTTCCACAGGAATCTTGCTCTTCTCACGAACGAAGCGAGATTTCTCAACATTGATAATGAAGTTGTAACCTGTCAGACCATCAGCATCCTTTTCCTGTTGACGACCAATGATGAAGATGTTGTCAGCAGAATAGTAGATGCCAGTACCACCAGACACAATGTCCTTGGGGAACATACCAATTTCTTTGTAGGTGTGATTCACCACCACCATGGGAATATCCTTGATGGTCAAGTGAGGGGTGGTCATACGGAACAAGCTCTTCAGCTGCTTGGCACGTGTCATGTCTGCTACACTCTTGCCATCCAAAGCATCTTCCACTTCCTTTCGTGATGCCAGGTTACCTACAGAATCTACAATCACAATCACGTGCTCGCCACGTTCAATGTTGTTGATTTGTGACATCAAATCATGCTTCAGTTGTTCAATGTCAGTGATGGGGGTGTGAATCACTCGGTCTGTGTCAATACCAAAGCTCTTGAAATATCCAGCCGGAGCGCCGAACTCTGAGTCATAGAACAGAATGGCAGCATCTTCATATTTCTCCAAGTAGCTCTTGGCCAATAACATGGCAAAGGCGGTCTTGAAGTGCTTGCTAGGACCTGCGAACACCGTCAAGCCAGGTGTCAGCCCACCATCCAAACGTCCTGAGAGTGCCACATTAATCATAGGCACAGGTGTTTGAATCATATCCTTGGCTGTGAAAAATTTGCTATCAGTTAGTACTTCAGTTTCACGAATTGTGGAATTCTTACGCAACTTGTTTATTAATGACATAACATCTCCTTAAAATAAATCATCTAGAGTGGCAACTTTACTTGTGTTCCATCCCATACAATCTAGAATGGTTCGCATCGGTTCTAAAAAGCTTTTATCAAACATTGTATTATAATCAACATACTTGTATAAGTCAAGTTCTTTTGGAAAGGTTGAGATAAAGGCGATACTATTCTCCTTGATGGGATTGGGTTCCTTCAAATACAGATATTTGATTTTATCTCCTTCTTTAATCAACTCATACTTCTTGTCCAGTTTCTTCGCCTTGATATGGTGGTTATACAACAAGGCGCCTCGAACATGGAGTGGTGTCGCTTTACTATAGATAGTAGCTCCTGAATGATACTTGGCAAGATTGTTGGCACTTCTCGGAAAGGCAATCTCCTCCGGCGTCATCTGATGGAACTTCTTCTCCAATTCAGCAATGAATTCCTGAATCTCATCCTGTGTACTGGTTAATGCCATCTTTACGGCATCACGAAGATATTGGCGAACACTGCCAGGCGTGCTGCTTCGAACAATTTCTAGACCCTGCACCTTCAACTTTGGTTCCTTGTACCGAACACCTTCACTATCATAGACATTCAAGGCATAACGCTTCTTGGCCACCCAGATGGCTCTATCAGCAATCACCTCTCGCTTAAACTCCATCTTGGACACATAACCATTAGTGGTGTGCATGATGTGTTCACAAGCAGAAGATAGTACCTTAGAGATTTTATCTTTACAAAACTTATCAATTACATCAGCAACCTTATTCTTATCCAACTGTGAGAAGTGCTTCTGTACCAAACGATCCAATGTGATGTAACAGCTATCTGTGTCAGAATAGAATGTGTACTCCACACCCTCTGTGTCACACACCTTATTCAGATAATCATTCAAAGCACGACCCACATGCTGAATGATGTACTGACCAGTCAATGTGATGCCTTCGGCAATTCTATCGTCATAGAATCGGAAGTATTGATTGGCCCAGGCACCATACAAACTGTTCAACTGAATCTTTCTAGCCATCTGAATGTTGTTGTACTTGCTGATGAGCTTCACCTGGTCCACATCTTTCGTCTTTTCATACTCCTTCTGTGCTTCAATCATTTTCTTCTTGTAGAACACACGTTCTGTGAAAATCTTTTCCACAATTTCAGGGAACAATCCTTGATGTTCATGTGTGTAACAATAGCCATTTGCCGCCATGGCCACATTGTGCTCACTCAATGACTCTGTGTGTGCCATCTCACCTGAAAGTAGCATATCAGGATTCATATCTAAGGTGAGCCCTGTCACCATTGTTTCAGGACTCATGTTATATTGCATGATGATGCTAGGATATAGTGAAGCGGCGTCGAAACTCACCACCCAATCATACTTACCTGGATTAGGTTCTTTCACATAGGCGCCGGCGATGGTTCTGCCTTCATTATTTTTCTTCTGATGGACAATGATATTCTTATCCCAGAGATGATTATGAAGAATACAATCCCAGGTTCGTACTGCCGAGAAGATGTCCGTGAAGTTACACTTGGCGTCATAGGCCATGGTGATGACCAATTCAATCAACTTCATCTTATCTTCTAAGGAATCCACAAGTTCAACGTCAATGACATTATACTCCACAAACGATTGCCAATCTTCTGTATAGTGTTCCTTGAAAGTTTCATACTTTGATTCCAACTTCTTACGACCCAACTCTTGTTGAGCAATATAATCTAGCTTATAACTTTCTTGTGCTGAATATGTAAACTTTTTATACAGGTCCAGATAATCTAGATTACTAACACCATAGATATCGGCGGTAAGATATTCACGACCATTCATGGTAACAGTTCTCTCATTCACTACACGCCAAGGAGATAGATCCTTTACACGATCCTCGCCTAACACTCGCTTGATACGAACCATCAGATAAGGCAAATCGAACAGCTGTGTGTTCCATCCCGTGACAATATCAGGCATTGTGGCCTGCCAGAAACGAAGGAAGGTAAGAAGGAGGTCAGCCTCATCCTTACACTTCACATACTCAAAGTTATTTTTATTCGTGATGTGCTTGATATCATTCACATCAAACTTCTTGGCACCAAACGTAGTAATCTTTTTAGTGACATTATCCTGAATGGAAATCAACAACACCTCTTCGATAGGATTATCTACGCTAGGGAATCCATTCTCTGAGGCAGTTTCAATATCAATTGTGAAGATGGTGAGTTGACTAATATCATAGTCAACCTCATGAGGATATTGTTCAGTAATATACTGATAGGCATAGGATGTGTTCCCGAAGATGGGGAAATTTTCTACATCCTTATATTTCTTAATGAATTCCTTGGCATCATTGATATCACTAAATGTGATGGGCTCAAGGTTATCATCAAACAAGCTCTTGTACTTACTTTCATTCTGAGCTTTGATGAACATCGTTGGACGAAACTCCACACGATGATTGTCTCGTTTTCCGTTCTTTACTTCTCGAACCAGAATCTTATTACCATATTGTAAAACATTTGTATAGAAATTCTTCAAAGTCATTCAGCCACCTCCGGGCCTTGAATGTTACATATTTAATATACTCAATTATCGTTCAATTGTCAACCCTAATAAACTTATACCAGTCCTAGCTTAGGGCGTTCTGGAACAAGAATACCTTTTCCGGTTATTCTGTTATATTCATTCTTTAATTGGTCGGCAGCTTCATACACTAGAACCACATGTTCCTTGTTGTATGTGAATTTCTTTGTGGCTGCAAAGGGAAGAAAGGGAGCTAAGCCGATGGAATATTGATGTTCTTGTGTAGGAATAAGAACGATAACACAGGGAGTATCAATGGTTAGAACATCACCTTGTGTCTCAATGTCACCAATTAAATCTTCACCTGTAACTGTCTTTACACATTTTATCATGATATACTCAATTGTAGGGGTGTTAGGAGGACTACTTAATTATAAAATGTCAATCTTACGTGGCTTCTTTTCTTCTGGAATGATGCGTTCCAACTTGATGGAAAGCACACCGTCAGTCAATGAAGCATCACGCACTACTACATCATCTGCGAGTGTCCACTTTCTAGTGAACGCACGCTTTGCTAAACCACGATGAACATATTCCTGTTCATCAGTTGATTCAGCCTTGGCTGAAATGGTGAGAACACCTTCAGCCAATTCAACATCAAGTTCATCTCGCTTGAATCCTGCCACAGCGAGTTCGATGCTCCAGTTTTCAGCATCGTGCTTGATAATGTTGTATGGGGGATAGTTGCTAGAACTATTCACCGTTTCAATATGATGAAAACGGTCCCAAAGATTATCGAATCCGATAGCCCATGGGCCACCCAAAGATGCGGTGTTGAATGTATAGGTACGTGTCATAATTCCTCCTGTTGAGCGAATGTGTTAGTGATACCCTTTCGGCGTATCTAAGGTTAAATGTAACTCCTAACACCCCTACAATCAAGTACTACTTTACTTCTTTTTTCCGATATTATATTTTGCTACTAGATTCCAATCCTTCTTTTCACCGAAAGCCAGAACCTTGATTTGTGATAATGGTGCTGTATCTTCACACATATCAGCATCCACAAT